CTTTCTTGGGAATCTGACGGAGAATCCTTAACAGGTGTTGAGTATACTGAACTTGATAACGGTGTTAAGATGCGTCAGCCTAGATCGCTTGTAGATGTTGCTATGTCGGGTATTTCTATTTCTGATCTTCGAAACGTTAATGCTTATCAGAAATTCTTGGAATTGAACATGCGCAAAGGTTATTCTTACCGCGATATTGTCGAAGGACGTTTCGATGTAAAAGTTCGTTACAATGAATTGCTTATGCCTGAATTCTTTGGAGGATTTACTCGTGATATTGATATGCATGCTATTAGTCAGTCTGTCGATCAGAATCTCGCTAAAGGTGCTGAGACATATGCTGGCGCTCTTGGTTCTCAAAGTGGTATTGCTGGTGTTCGTGGTGATTCTAATCAGACTATTGAGTGTTTCTGCGATGAAGAATCCATTGTTATGGGTATTTTAATTATTACCCCTACGCCTGTATATACTCAGTTGTTACCGAAGCACTTTACTTATCGTGGTTTGCTTGATCATTATCAGCCTGAATTTAACCATATTGGTTTCCAACCGATATTGTACAAAGAGGTTTGCCCTATTCAGTCTTATAATCAAGACCCCGAAAGTTTGGTTGAAACGTTTGGTTATAATCGTCCTTGGTATGAATATGTTCAGAAATATGACTCTGCGCACGGCCTGTTCAGAACGAATTTAAGTAACTTCTTGATGCATCGTGTTTTCAACGATAAGCCTCAGTTGTCTAAGTCGTTCTTAGTTATTGACCCGTCTCAGGTTACCGATGTGTTTGCTGTCACACAAGCTGACGACGGTACTGAATTGACCGATAAGATTTACGGACAGATTTATTTTGACTGTCAAGTTAAGTTACCTATCTCTCGTGTTTCTATTCCTCGTTTGGATTAGTATGTTACTGACTATGCGCGCGCGCGATTTACGTGTGCGTGCAAATGTCAGTCCACGACGGTAGTCGCAAATCGTGTCCGTTTGTCCTTATCATTCTAAAATTACTCTTCCGTGGTCAAGCTAACGATAGCTTGCGGGATCGAACAACGTTGTTCGCCCTCGGAGAGTCGTGAGCGAAGCGGAAATTTAAAAATACCTTAATTTAATTATATTATGGCAAAGAGAAAACTTGTTGCTCAATTGAATCCTGCTAATTGCAAAGTTGTTGATAGTTTGGAATTGGTTACTAAGCCGGGTCTCGCTATGACGCCTAAGCAAGTTCAGAAGCTTACTGATCGAGGTATCGCAGTTAGTTTACCGAATGAGAAATCATTTCTTGATGGTTCTTCTTCTTCTAAGACTGATTGGTCTATCGATCCTATTTTTCGCAGAGATGCTGATATGTGTTCTATGTGGGAATTGTCCCGTGATTGTCAAGGTAGAATCTTAAAAGCGCAAAAAGCGGATAAAAAGGCGCACCCTGTTAAAGATTAATGTGGAATTTTATATCCTCTGCCATTGGTGCATTCGCTCAAAATGCTAATACTCAGAATGCCATTAATGCTAATAAGGAATCACAAGCGGAAAACCGTGAATGGAATCTTAACTTAGCTAAGATGCAGAATCAGTGGAGTATTGATCAATGGAATAGAGAGAATTCTTACAATTCACCTGCTGCTTATCGTGCTCGTCTGAAGGCAGCGGGTATGAATCCTGATCTCGCTTACGGTGGTGTTACTGGTCAATCCGCTGCCAGTCCTGCCATGACATCAGGACAGGGTTCTCAACCTGTTGATAATTCTTTGCTTGCTCAGAAGATGACTGCTATGAATATTGCTAGTACTGCACTGGATAATAAACTTAAGGCTGCTCAGATTCAAGGAGTTAAAGAAGAGAATAAAGGTAAATCTCTGGACAATCGTCTTAAGTCTCGTGAGGTATCTACTGAGGATGCTTTATCAATGCTTCTCGGATCATCTCTTGGTTCCGATACTCAAATGATGGCGAGTAAGCTGCCGTTCAGAGCATATCAGGAATACATGCGTTTGGTTCGTGAGGAAACTGATCAGTCTAATGCTGTTGCTGAGAATGATCTTAAATTGCTTGATAAACGTTCTAAACAGTTGGATAATTATATTAAGCAGGAATCCGCTCAATCTTTGATTGATGAGATTAAGCAGAAGCTTCGTATTTCAAAGAATGAGGCTGAATTTTTGACAAAAACGTTAGCTCTTCGTATTCAAGGATTCGAAGACGAACAAACTGTTAAGCGTTTTGATGCCATCATGTCTGATCCTGATCTTTTGGAGCAATTGCCGTCAGGATTCCCTGCTGTTGTTAAACTGTTACGTCTTATATTAGGTAAGTAAATACGGGGAGACCTTATGTCTCCCCTTTTACGATTTATTCTAAAATCGGCTCTCCATAACTTGATAATGTATGAGCAACTGACACATGTTTGATTTTCAACGACTTTGCTCGCAGTTGCGTATTGCCCTAAGTGCTCCTTCTGTGAGTTAAAATATTACTGTTATGAAACAGATTTTTTGTGAACATCCTGTTATTATCCGCAATCCTCAGTTGAAGGAACTTCTTATTACTCATCGTTGTTATACGACTCTTACCGGTGATCATTATGTCTCTTTTGCTCAGGCTAATTACTTTAAGTATCGTTTTCCTGATTATCAATTCTCTCCTCGTAGGTTCAAGGTTACTCTTGATAATATTGATCGGTTTAATGTTTTCAATGAGAAGACGGGTGAAGTCTTTCCTATGTTTATTCAAGTACCTTGCGGTAAATGTGTTCTTTGCCGTGATAAAAAAGCTCGTGAATGGTCTTTCCGTGCTACTTGTGAGAATGTTTTTTCCGAAAGTATTCCTCTTTTTTTAACGCTTACGTACAATAATGAAAATTTGCCTAAGTATGGTGTATTCAAAGAAGAGGTTCAACTCTTTTTAAAGCGTTTACGTATATCTCTTGATCGTCTTCATTATAAGCACAATCTTCGCTACTTTGCTTGTGCTGAATATGGTTCTAAGTCTAAGCGTCCTCACTATCATATGTTGATTTGGAATTTTCCTCGCGAAGGTTCATTTCGTAATATTTGGAATGTTACCCACTTTATTGAGAAGTGTTGGTCTAGGATTACAGGATATGATGGTAAGAAACCTGTTTATTCTCCTATTGGTTATGTTTATACATTGCCTTGTGATAAAGGTGCTATCGGTTATGTAATGAAGTATATGCGTAAGCAGCCTTATGTTCCTCAGGGTATGAATCCTATATTTTTTCTGTCTTCTCGCAAAGATGGTGGTCTAGGTGCTAAGTATGCTAAACAGTATATTGATTTCTATCGTAAGAATCCTCAATGTTTGGATATTTCTGTTTGTGATCCTTATTCAGGAATGAGTACTACTATTTCTCTCCCTGATTATTTTAGACGTTTGTATTTCCCTGCCAAGTCTACTGTAGTATCTAAACTTGTTCGTGACTCTCATAAAAAGCTTTGTGATTTGATTTCTAGGAGGTATTCTATTCATGCTGTTGCTAATTATTTGGATAAACCTATTATTTCTGATATTGAGAAAAAAGTACTTCGTAAATATTGGTTCTTATCTCCTCAGATATGTAAAAAACCTCTCGGTAAGTTGATTGATTATTATAGTGAGATACCTTACTCTGCTCTGGACGATATGTATGTCGCTAACGAAGTGGAAATCGCCTCTTTATGCCGTTATTTGATACTTGAAAACATAGACGAAACGTGGTTCAAAATTAAGGATGAAATTATTCAAAAAAGGACTCGTTCATTAGATGCTAAATTTAGTTCTTTACCTGAAGTAGATTTAAAAGATGTAATTTATCGTAAAATTAATGCTATAAAACTTGCGCAATTAAAGGAAATTATTTAGATTTGCATTGTAATTGAAAGTGGTATTAAAGCTATTGATGCTGCTATTGGAGATTTTAGGAATGATTATCATCACGGTAATGTTGATGTCGTTGGATTAGAACGTTCTAAGGAATTATGAAAAAGGCTAATTCTTATAATTGGATTCTTCGTGTTGTTGACCAAAATGGTGAACGGTATGAGAGTAGAGTAGATTATACGCTAGCTAATATGCGTAAATGTTTGAATTTTTGGCGCTCTAAGCCTGGTGTTTTGAGTGTCTCTGCTTATAAACAACTTACTAACCTCTAATTGTTTCACGTGAAATATTTTATTAATATGGAAAAAAGAACTATTAAAACTACCCTCTCTATTATGGAGAGGGCTACTTTGAAACCTATTACAGAAATTTGTTTAGGTGTATTTGATCGTCCTTCACAATCTGAAAAGATTCGTGCGTCTCTTGTAGAAAGTAATCCTAAATTACTGTTTCTAGCTAAACATGAAGAATTGGTTCTACCTATTATCAGTGAAGATGAAAGTGACTCCTAATCAATGGATTGAGATTGTTAAACTTATCTCTACGTTTGTTATCGGTATTATTACTACTCTGTTTGTTCAGAGTTGTACTCTCTCGCTTAGCGTTGCTAAGAATAATAATAATGCTACTCAAAGGACGGAGCAAACAACTACGTCCTCGGTAGATAGTACTAAAATTCAATTTAATCGTTAGTTATGGCACAAAATGTTTTTGACGCTACTTTAGATGCGAATAAAAAGATAACTGTTAACACCTTTGATTGGTCGCATGCTAATAACTTGACCACTCAGATTGGTCGTGCTACTCCTATTTTTTGTGAGTTAGTCCCTTCTAAAAGTTCTGTTCGTATCAATCCTCGTATGGGCTTGCAGTTTATGCCTATGGTTTTCCCGGTTCAGACACGTATGAAAGCTCGTATCGCTTTCTTTAAGTATCCGCTTCGTGCTCTTTGGTCTGGTTATCGTGATTTTGTAGGTAATTTCCGTCAGGACCTTGAAGAGCCTTATATCAACTTGAACACCTCTTCTAAATTAAAGAAGATGGCTTCTACCGGCTCGCTTGGTGATTATCTTGGTTTGCCTACAACTATTTTTGGTTCTTACGGCCAAGGCGCTGTCGCTTATCTTAATACTGGTGTCTTTCGGTGTCTCGGTAATAAAGCAGGTGGTGACCCTAATTATACCATGTTTGAATACTTGCCTATTCAGAATAGTGATCAGTATTATGCTTTTGCGTCTAAATATTCTGCTAATGTTGATTCGACAGGAATGTCCTCTATTCAGGTTCCTGCTGCTGCTTCTGCTTCATCGTCTAATTTCATTGGATTCGGATATAGCTTAGCTAAATTAGCTGTTGACATTGACGATACCTTTAATGCCTCTAAGCGTTTTTGTTTAAAGGTTAGCTATAAGGATTTGAAGAATCCTACTCAATCTTTAATTGATGCTTTCGTTAATAAGTTGGCTTGTTTTGCGATTAAGGCGGGTGATGATAAAACTCGTTTTGATCTTCAGGTAACATCTTCTTTGTTCAATGCTAAAACAAACATGGTAGAGGTTTATTTTAGTTTTCCTGAGGAATTTGTCAAGTATGTGCCTGAACATATTGGTGAAACGTTTGATTTCTATGTCTATTATAACGTTATCGAGTCCCTTGGTCGTAAGATTTCAGGGTCTACCACTTCTTGGATTTATACATTTCATCGTGATGTAATTTTCCCTAATGAACCTGATAGGATATCTCATGAGACATCTTCTGGTTTTGCTTATCCTGCTCCGCAAGGTTTGAAGTTTTCTTATCAATTCTATGACTATGCTGACTCTCCGGCTGATCTTACGTTAGCTACTTCTCCGTATTATAGTTCTGTTGGTAATAATAATGATAAACAGATAAAGATTTCCGCTTATGCTTTCCGTGCTTACGAAGGTATCTATAATGCCTACATTCGTGATACTCGTAACAATCCTTATTACGTTAACGGACAAGTTCAGTATAATCAGTGGATACCGACCTATGACGGTGGTCTAGACGATAATATTTATGAACTTCATTATGCTAATTGGGAACGTGATTTCTTGACTACTGCCGTTCAGTCTCCTCAGCAAGGTACCGCCCCTCTTGTTGGTATTACGACTTACACGGAAACTGTTAATGACGTTCTTGCCGACGGAACTGCTGTTACTCGTGAGTTGTCTAAAGTTGCTCTTGTTGATGAAGATGGTAAGAAGTACGCTCTTTCTTGGGAATCTGACGGAGAATCCTTAACAGGTGTTGAGTATACTGAACTTGTCCGTTAACGTAATAAGGATTGTTACGAGTATCACGAATGTA